CTCCGGGGTGTCCACTTTACAATAATTTGCGTTGGGATTGTTTAGTACAAGTGGTAAGATTATCTGATTATTTTCGTACTCATATCCGTCACTCATTAAAATATCAGGATTGTTTATAAACACCTCGCTCTTGATTAGCTTTAGGAATCCATTTGGAAGTTGTTCGACTGGGAATAGTTTAACAGAGGTTCCTGTAACTTTCCTTATCTCTCTAGCGGCTGCTGTCCACGTTAAATAACCCCCGAGTCCCATTCAACTACCTTTTAAAACCTCTCTAAACGTTTCTAAATAAAGATTGGAAACAGAGTGAATATCAATGTCTGAATCAATAGTGTTGATCCTTTTTTTACTAAAATCCATGACAGGAGGTCTATAAAGTTTTATGGGAGAAAAATCCCACAAATCCTCTTCTATTACAGTTGAATTTTTACCTGAAATTTCATGGGTTCCACCTGATGAAGAACAAATAACATGACACCCGCTAGCACGGGCATCAATAACAACATTTGGACAGTGATCTAACCATGACAGGTGTAAAAAATAATCTGATCTCTTAAAAACTGAGATTAACCGATCCCAGGAAAGGTTTCCAACATTAAAAATTCTAGGATGATACGGAACCTGAGAATCCTTTCCCGCAACGATCAAACAATCGCCATCTGAGGAAAAGTCTAAGAAATATTGAATGTTCTCAGAAAGTCTCTTATGCGGTCTCCAGTGAGAAGCACAACACCACACCTTTTCAAACTCTCCCAGGTTAGAAATATCTGCTTCTGGAATATTGGAGATTGACTCCAGGTCTGTTCCGTTGTGAATAACGTGAGAATTTAGACGAGAACCAAAAAAATTTTCAACTAAGTCCTTGTTAAACTTAGTCTGAAAAATAACTGCATCCGATTCAGTATAGGTTTTTTTAATTGGATTGTTAAGATGTTCCCAGTCCTGATCGGTATTAAAGTATATACCATCCAATCTTTGAACCGTCGGAGCAATTTTTTTAAAACTTTGTATAAAAGAGAGCTGAATGTCTGGAGAATTAGAGGTGATCTCATGACCTCCCTTAATAAACGACGACGCTAGCTTTCTGGAAAATCCATTAGGTCCACTGCTTGAGTTAAAGTCCACATTTTCAAAGGCTATTTTCATCTTTTTCTAGAAATCCTCGGGACCTCACGAAGGAAACTGTAGATATTTGTTCTCTCTCTGCTGGATCTCTAACAGGAAGAGAGACAGATTCAATGTTGTACTGGTAACATACATTTGGAATATACACTCTACTTTTAGCCTTGTACAAGAGAGGAAGGAGGAGAGCCTGATCGTACCCTCTCTTAAACCACCTTCCTTTAAAATCTTGAAAATTTTCATCTGGAACCTTGTCAAGTAAAGAACTTCTAAACGTTCTAAAGTGTGAAGAACACCATGGCCACTGGTACGGATTTACACCGTTAGGTATCTCTCTTGAGATGTTCATTCCATTAATGTCCCATCGATGGGCGGTCCACACAACGTCAGCACCTTTTTCATACTCCTCGAGGACTAAAGATACCGTATCATCATTGCAAAGAAAGTCATCTCCATCAACAACGCCAATAGCGACATCTCTCTTTTTATACTTTCTAGAAGTTTCAACTATGTTTCTTAAAGCGTATTTTTTTACCTTGTTTTTAATCAGAGTGAACCGAGAATCATCTCCAACTAAGCTCGTCATGGTTTTCCATGTACCATCATTAGAAATGTCATCTATCATCACACAGGACCACCTATCGTCCTTCTGAGACCTAATAGACGACACTAGTTTAGAAAGATTATCCTGTGCGTTGAAACAAGGAACCACTATGACGAGATTCACTTGAAAGACTTAGAGCTTTCAGAGTCGATCCATTTTTTCATGGTTTTTGGAACTTCTCTACTGATTTTCATGTGAGGCGTGGTCACCTCTCCATTCCACTTTTGATGCCATATCCAACCACCTAACTTGTCAGAAAACTCCTGGGATCTTTCTTTGACCATATCGTCGGTGACCTCTGTCCATGGGCAGTCAAACATGACGTTGTTTTCTGCAATGTCGTCATATTTTTCGTTATACATCGACTCCCAAAATCCAGTCCAGTAAGATCGGTAAGAGGTAACTTTTCTTTCGATGTTCCACCAGGAAAAGTGAAACACAGAGGGTAGTTCTGAAATCACCCTGTTAAACCAGGATTCGTAGTAACTTAAGATCTCCAAATCGGAGTCGTCGTTCAGGTTAGAGTTCCAAGCTTTCATTCTGACATTGTGGGCCTCATCTGTGTAAAAAGTGGCAAAAGGAATAGGTTCGTAATTATCTAACCTAATGTAATCACAGCTATCCGTTCCGCGGGCACAATAAAGATCACCGTTGTTATCATACTTTCTTAGTTGAGCTGGTGGGCCGTGGGTGATGTGGGGCAAGTTACGACTAAGCCTCCACTTCCAAGGATTAACATCGATCCTAACTTTTTCTGGTCCTCCCCAGTATTCAACCACAGGAAGAGCTAAAAGTTCAAGCTGTTTAGGAAAGTTTCTTGTAATGTTTCTAATTTTCTCGTAATCAGACTCATCAACTACCTCATCCACGTCCTGCTGCCAACAAAAATGGGAGGTGCAAAGAGACCTGGCCTGGGCCTTGAGCAGTCCATCGACAGACAAGGACCACCTGGGGTGATCTAGATCTCTTTTCTCTTTGTGGATCACCAAGTTTTCGTGAGATTCTTTTAGTTCAACAAGCTTTTCCCAGGTTCCGTCAGTTGATCCCGCGTCGACGACGACGACCTCATCACAAAAACCAATCATGGAAAGGATACTTTCCTCAAAAGGATATCTGTGTTCAACGCAGTTTAAAGTTGTAGTGTAGCCAGAAACTGTCGGATTATAACTCATGTCTTCCTTAACAGCCTGCCAGAATCTATCTCTTGCAGCGTACAGATAACACTCAGTGTCATACAAGTTATCGGTCTGGAACCAGATCTCATTTGCATGCTCAACATTGTCATTAATGTGAAGTTCACACCCTAGAAGTTTTGCCTCAATCACCATCCTAGGACACGTGTCACCTCCTTTTGGAAGGTAGACAAATCCCTCAGAAGAAGCTAATTTTTCTAGAGCTTCAGGATATGGAAGATCCCAAATAACCTCGTAATCTTTTCCACTTTCTTCACACCAAGACTTAGCATCTTCCGTTCCCTTTATCCAAGATGAAGATCCTAGGACGACCCATCCTGATCTTTCGGTATTTTCATATTTCGACCTTAGGGTCTTCAACGTTGCGAACGTGTTTTCATCAAAAACAGAAGAAAGGACAACGTTAGAAACTTCACTTAAAAAAGGAAAAAATTGATGATACCTGTCTTGTTGTCTCTCTGACATCCACCACAGGGATTTAGCACCATAGTAAAATGCAGAAATCATTTTTCCATTCATTTGATTATGACAGTCACAAGGTTTCTGCTCAATGTCAGAATGTTTCTCTGGAGACCTGTACTTACAGTACTTGTAGTCATATTCCAAGATTGAGTAACTAAGGTTTGAAACGATTGTCGGGATCAGCGCCGCGTCTACGTTAGAAAAATTTCCAAAAATCCAGTGCTTGTCAACCCCAGACTCTAGGGTTTCAAGTTTAACATCTGCTGAGTGAAGCTTAAAGACATTAAAAGGAGATCTCTGTATTAGAGCTTCAGACGTAAGCTCGGCGCCTCCACCGTAGTCTTCAACAAACATGTCAGATACAAAAATAACATGGCAATCCTGCGGAACCTTAACCGGTCCGGGTTGGCCGTCAAATAAACTAGATCCAGAAAATGAAACCATATGTATGTCCTCAACTACCTATTATAGGACACACAAGAGAAAAGTTAATCCCTCACTCTTCTTTTAATATCTCTATTTCCGCTTTCAGTTCATCTATCTGTTTTTGCTGATCCTTCATGCCTTCGACGAGGAGGCCCACCATCCTACCATAGTGTAGACCGTAGTATCCTGTGTCGCCGTTCCGGAAAACTGCTTCGGGGACAACCTCCTGAACCTCCTGGGCGATCATTCCTAAAAGTTTCTTATCTGGGTTGTTGATCGGACTGTAGTTCACACCCCTGAGGTTGTTGACCTTCCAGAGAGCACTATCTATCGTCTTAATATTGGTCTTTAACCTGACATCAGATGAGTCCGTAACAACCTTCCCGTCGGCGCCCGTTCCTAGAGGATTGACATCAGCCGAGGCCAGGTTTAAGAGGTATAGCGCGCCGGATGTTACGAGGTCACCTGAGAATACCGAGACACCTGGGCCTCCATACTGCTTGTATCCAATTCCCCCTGACACGAAGAATGTTACACCATTGTCAGTTCCGAACAGTGCCATCTGGGGGTTTCGACCCTGCGTGCCGGGTAGGAAGTAGGTGTTTCCGGAGACCACAAGATCACCACCGAATACCGCTGTTCCTCCATTACCCTCGAAGGCGTCCTGATCCTTTCCACCGACACTCCCTGAGACGGAAAAGACGACGTCGTCGCCGCCAGGTGAGCCGTCGGCCTCACCTTCTCCGCCTCCGTCGAAGAAAAAACTAGAACCTTGAACCGAAACGGTAGAACTTATATTTAAAATATTGGACTGCCACTCCGCGTTATATCCGCCGTGCAGGTTTCCGGAGACGACCAGGTCGCCGCCGATGCAGGCGATTCCGGTACCTCCATGTTCATCGATCTCATTCTTGGCACCGATACTTCCTGAGATGGAGAAGACGACGTCTTCGCCCTCCGGGCCGGATAGGCCTTCTCTTCTCCAATCATCCATTCCGTTGTAGAAGAAGACACCTGGGCCGGCTATTACGTTGGACGCAAGGGTGAGGATTTCCCCTTCCATGCCCGCATTGTATCCACCGTGGAGACCTCCAGAGACGACCAGGTCACCTCCAAAAAGGGCGGTTCCACGGACTGCAGTTCCTTTTGATGCTAATGCACCTGATACAAAGAATGCGGTGTCAGTGAATGTCGTCTCATTTGGAGATGCCCCTGCCCCTCCTGATAATATCAGCACCTGGTCCTGGTCACCTCGGACAAATATTGCACCCTGTCGATTGGAGCTCTCGACCCTAAAGTTAATGTTCGTGGCATTCTCGTTAAAAACGGCGCCGCGGTAGCCACCGCCACCGTCATTAGTAGCAGTCTTGCCAGGACCGTCGAGTCGCAATGTCTCATTGATGATTCCAGCTTCTGAATCACCGGGTGAGAATATCAGCCGCCCGGCGGAGGAGCTACAGAACAGCGTCAAGTCGCCATTAGTTCCACCATCGTATGTGATGCCAGCGTAGTTTTGCTCAAAGCCTACAACATCAACAGCCTTGAAGTATATGGAGCTGGAGGATCCCGCTGTGCCATTATATGCATTCTCCATTAGCAGTAGCGAACTGCGTGTTGAGTCGCCCTCTAACCACCTGATGTTGACAGAGCCGCTACCCTTTGTAGTGGGAGGATACCCAGCGTTATACGAATCATCGCCAAGCAATGTGAAGCCATTAACCTGGAGACTGGCGATGCCAGCATCGCCAATCGGGGCTGTAGTACCGATACCAACATGATCTGTAATGGTATCCAGCCTGACAACAGTTCCGTCATCGACCCAGCCACCGCCGCCGACCTTGATGGGTGATGAGCCATCGACATCCTGCCAGAGGGCAACGCCACCGCCGCCGCCGTCATCGTAGGCGAACAGGACGACCTGGTCCGGACCGGCGGTGGGCTGGGATGTAAGCTTCTGGAGGGCATGGGTGCCTGAAACTACAAGGCCGCCACCGAATAACGATACAGCACGGGAGGTTGACCCCTGAGAACTTGCAGATCCTGAGACGAAGAAGTTGACGTCGGACCCAACTGCATCAAACACCTTGCCTTCCAGGAAGTTCTCAATACTAGAAGAGGGAACGATGTAGGTGTTTCCTGATACGAAGAGGTCGCCACCGATTAGAGTTGTGCCGGCAACAGATGGGTTCGCGCGGGATCCGACCGTGCCTGAAATGAATACGCCAACATCCCTACCTTGATTAGGATCATTACCCATGATCTGAACGGATTGATTGGCTAAGATATTTACAATCCCTGGGGGTCCAACGTGGGTAATTTTTTCAGTCTCAGTGAACCTTAGAGAACCTGTGACATTTACATCACCCTGGAAGTAAGCGTCCTTGAAGGACTTGACGTGGCTTCCAATGTCGGTGTCGTTGTTGGCATCCGGGATGAGTGCAGGTAAAGTACCCTCTCCTCCCGCTTTGATAACAATATCTCCAGGAGCATTTATGTTGAGGTTCTGACTCCCGTTCATTGAGATCTTTCCTGTGTCGTCACTGCCATTGAAAACAAGTCTCTGTGACGAGTACATGTAAACATTACCACTTAGGACAGTATCCCCGGCAATCACAGTCACTGCCTTGCTACCGGCGGAGTCCTTAGGAGTAACAGACACCCCTGACGTCCCTGCTGTTCCGGATATGAAGACCGCAACGTCGGTTCCGATAGTTGTTCCTGAGGAAGTGGAGGATGCTGAGGTTCCTGACGAATGAAGGATGACCTGATTAGTTCCTCCATCAACGATTATCTGTCCCTGTTGTAACTCCGAGGCTACTCTAAAGTCATGATCGAGGCCGGGCTCGTTAGAAATAAAGGATCCGGAGGTGACGACGTCGCCCGTGAAGAGAGTCACCCCTTTACTGCCGGCGAAGCCGGTTGATCCACAGGTTCCGCTCAGATATATGGCAACATCGGAGCCGGCCTGGAAGCCGGTTCCCCCTGCAGTGGCTGCGGTAGTGCCTGAGGCATGCAGTAACAGCTGATCTGTGCCTGAGTCAATGACAATCATCCCCGGAATGTTCTGGGACTCGGCACGGAAGTCTAGGTCATAAGCACCATCATTGAATATGAAGTGTCCGAGAAGTTTCAGAGTGTCAGTGCTCTGATCCCAGAATAAAAAGCGAGTTGGTGTTTCGCCCCGAACTATTAAATCAACACCATGGTCATCGACTCCCAATAGCAGCGCGCCGTGTTCCGCGTAGTCAGCATCCCAGTGGAGTCCGACCGCGTTGGCGTCCTCACCGTAGAAGATGACATCACTGCCTGTGCCTGACTCGCCGATCGACAGAGCGCCGGACACAACCATGTCTCCGGTGACCAGGGTGACACCCTTGCTATTAGCAACTCCAACTGATCCAATAGCCCCGCTTATGTAGGTGGCAACATCGGATCCTGCTGCTGACTGTGTTCCCGGGGAGCCGGCTGTGGCTGCGGAGGTGCCAGACGAGTGAAGAATGAGCTGATTCGTGGTGGAATCAGAGACGATCATTCCGGGGAGTGCCCTCGTCTTAACCTGGAAATTTCCAACAGATGTGTTGTTACGGGAGTCGTTAACAGTTACGCCGTTTCCAAAATTTCCACTTGCTGAAACGAAGAGGCTTCCTGAGACGCTGAGACTTCCGGTGGTCGCTTCCTCGATCTCAACGACCATCTTGTCAGCATACAGTGTTCCGGATATAACTGTGTCGCCCGCTAAAAGAATGACCCCTTTTCCGGCGTCGCGGCCGCCCTTCGAACCGGAGACGAACATGAAGACGTCGGTTCCAATAGGCGTAGAAGTAAATTCAGATCTAAGTTTTCCATTAGAATCAAGATCTGATCCAGTTACAATAAGGATCTGGGCTGATGTCTCACCTGATCCGGAGGCAGCTATGACCGATGTTTCAACCTGTCTAGCTCTAAAATTCTTTGGCATTCCTCACTCCTACCTAACTGAAATTGCCCTATAATAGATATCACCTGTCATCTGAGCGCTAGTATTTATGGTGAACCCTGACCTTGTTACATTAGAAATGTATGCATTGACATCCTCGTCTGCAGGAGTAATAACTATTCGGGGGATCCTGTAATGGAGGTCTCCTGACATACTAACATCCTTAGAAGACTCCTTGACGAAGGCTACCTTTCCACTTGTTACCTTTAACTTAAACATCGCTCACTCACCTACCTGTATGGCGTGAAAATGAACATCTCCCGTGAATTCAGCACTACTGTTAAAAGTAACACCAAGTAGTGTAATGGAGCTTACAAAAATATTGACATTGGCGTCACCAGAGCCGGTATCTACAGAAATTGCAGTTATAATAGGTGCAGATGTAAAGACTTCTGAAAATTTATGAGATATGGTGCTTGAATCAGAGAAGGAAACTTTTCCCACCTCCATAACTACCACATCGTCAGAACAATACGTGTTAGAAGGCCTTACCCGAGTAAATGGATAAACTTTTCTAAACCTGTTTCTATCTCTCTTTTTAAATGTAGTACTTGCCAATTTACAACTCCAGCAGTCTTCTGAGATTAAATATAACCTAGCCGAGCTAGCTTATAGAATCTTAGACGCCAAAGTTGCGAGTTCAGATCTTTCTCCTTTAATCATTGACACATGTCCAGATATTTCATGTTCTTTAAACTTTTCAACAGCGTACGAAAGACCATTAGAAACTGAGTCGACGTAGCTATTATCAATCTGATCAATATCTCCGGTCAAAACTATCTTGGTATTCTCCCCAGCTCTTGTCAAGATGGTCTTAAGTTCATGAACAGAGAGGTTTTGGGCCTCGTCAATTATGATCAGTGCATCAGAAATTGATCTCCCTCTCATGTAGGCAATTGCCTCAACTTCGATGATACCCCTGTCAACGTACATGTCAAAAATGGAAACATTACCATGCTTGTCCGAGCTTGAAGTTAGCAAATACTTCAAATTATCTTCTATGGGTTGAATCCATGGACTCATCTTCTCCTCGTAGGAACCAGGAAGATATCCAAGATCTTTTCCTACGGTGTGAACAGGTCTCGAGACAACAAGTTTAGAGTACGCCTTTTCTTCTATAACCTGGTGAAGTCCGCTAGCTATAGCAAGAAGAGTCTTTCCGGTTCCAGCAGGGCCTACAAGGGATACTAGTTTTATAGAGTCGTTTAAAAGAAGGTTAAAAGCAAAAATTTGTTCCTTATTTCTTGGAGATAGGTTCCAAACCTTTTTATACTCTCTTAACAGGGTTGCCCTACAATTTCTCTTATCAAACATTGCGATAGCAGAAGAATTATTAGGTCCGGTCTTTATAACCAAAAGTTCATTCGGATAAAGGAGGTTTTCTTCTACAGTTTCTTTAGAGATGTTAACAAATTTTTTATCATACAGAGCTTTCATTTCTTCCTCAGAAATGAAAATTCTACTTACACCGGTGAATAGTCCAGAAGCAGTCCTGGTAACCCTGTGCTTGTTATAATCTTCACACAGGATTTTTAAAAAATTACACTTAACTCTTAAGTTAACATCTTTAGTTATTAGACTAACCTGATTATCAGGATTTTTCTCTGTAAGGGATTTCATAACAGACAAGAGAATGTTGTCCACCTTGTCTGGTCCTGATAGTTCAACCGGCAATTTCCCCTTAGAAGAAGTGTCAATAACAAAAAGTTTTCCCCCGTTAGGAAGGGGAACTCCCTCTCGGAGACATCCTTCTTGTCTTAAAGTATCTAGATGTCTAATGGAGGTTCGACAATTAATTCCTACTTCATCATTTCTCTTTTTAAGGTTGTCTAATTCTTCTAAAATAACCAGGGGTACAATGACATCGTTATCTTTGAATGAAAAAATAGATTCAGAATCGTATGCTAAGACATTGGCGTCCAAACAAAAGATTTTCTTCATAAAACTTAACCTCGTTCTTCTTGTATAAGTATTTCTCTCACGATACTATTTAACCAAACTACCTGTCGGGAGGTCCGGTGAAAAACTTAGAAGATGACATATTAAAACAAACTTGCTACTCACTTTACGATAATAACAACATTGAGTGTCAAAGAAAATCTTGTAGACATTGGGTTAATTGTGAGCGTTTTAAAAACTGCTCCATCCTTATAGCAGATTCAGGCCCAAAGACCCTCCAGCAAATCGGAGAGATATTTGGATTGACGAGAATGAGAATTTGTCAAATTGAGAAAAAGGCTATCACTAAACTAACAGAGTCATCAGAACTAGAGTAAGTGGTGGAGGTGGCGGGAATCGAACCCGCGTCCGAAATAGGTCCCCTGTCCGGTCGTTCACAAGCTTGCCTAGTTTATTTCCAAACTAGAAAAATATCCACAACGTTCCCAGCTCTTATGTGGTCTCAGAGATCCACCTGTTAATAACAGGGAAACCATTTTGGTCTTGTTGTTTTCAGTGGGACCAACCACCTATCCGACATTGGAAAACAAGGTCGTCGGAAACCCCGCGACTAAGCAGCTAGTGCGTAGTCGTTGTAATTGCTATTGTTGGCAATTGTTAGTGTAAAAAAGTTTAAGGTCGTTTTTCAAGGACCGCTTGCACCATCGAGATTCTCTACTCCGTCGATACCAGTCACCCCCGTTTACTTTCTATTTTCAAGGGAAGATTTTACCAGGTTCTGAGATTTTTGCTTAAGCAGTCTAAGAGCTTTTCTCGCTCTTACACCTGCAGATTGGTTGCCTAAGGCATTTTTGGTTATATCATCTTCCAAACTCTCGACAAGAACCTTTAGTTCTTCCCAGAGAGATAAAAATTCATCATTTGGCATAGTTTTTTTCCTCCTGTACGATTAATAAATATCACCTTAAGTGATTATTTTATCGGTGTGATCTTCCACGATAAGGCTATTAACAGATTCAACTAACGATAACATGTGATCTCTATTTTCAATATTTAAAGCTAGCAATTTTATAATTTGTAATATCTGTTCTTGAGTAACTCCAAAATCTAAGATTTCAGAAACTATTTGTCTAGACTTTATAGAAGTCTGTGATTTTTTTTCCTCTTCTGTAACTCCATAGTGGTGAGAGCTAACTTTTTTACCCGTTGTTTTCATCTCTACCTTTCCATCTCAGATTCCATACTAAATGATTCAACTTTGTATGAGTTCCTATTTTTTACAGTTAAAATCTTCCCATAGATCTTAGAATCTATTTCTTCTTTTGTTAACACTAACTTATCTCCCCACAACCTGTTCTCAAGAATGAACTGAGCGTGTTCCCAAGTTGGAAGGTCGACATCATAAGATTCTAAAACATCACACAGGTCGTTTGGAACACAAGTTTTGATATCGTCTATAGATGAAACACAGTTAACATCCTCTTTTCCAATAACAATTTCAGACTTACAAATTTCTGTAATTCGGTGAAGAGCTGCACAGTTGTTACATTTAGCAATTTTTTCTACAACTTTGTCGTTGTCAACTATGACTGAAAACACAATGAACTTATGAAAAACTGCATCTTTTCTTTTTCTATACTGAGGAAGTATACAGTGACATTCTATGAGATGTTTTATTCCTTGCATTAAATTTCTCGATCCAATAATATTGTATGGTCAATATTCTTAAATATTTTAAACAAAGACAAGGCGTTTAAAATAGACGATTCTACTTGAACGGGACTAAAAACACGGGATATTTCTTCCGTCAGGTTTGGAAAATATTTACTATCTGCAATTAAAGAATCACAAGGATCACATATTCCATTTTCTATGATGCACTTTGTAATTCTAAACATGTAGTCTAGTTTTTCCCTAGAGTTTTGACCTATATCTCGAGAAAGTTTAACTGAGACGCAACAAGGTTGAAGAGATTTTATTCTTTTTTCTAGTATTTTTCTAACACCAAGATCCTCAGATGTAGATATTTTTCTTCTTATTCTATCAAGATGTGATTTTACAGAAGGGGAAGTAGAATTATTTACTATGACTAAGTTGTTCTCATGAAGAGTTAAAAGATCTGTGTTTTTTAACTCTTCTAACTTTGTTGTTGATACCAAGTCACCTTTCAGGGGTGAAATTAAATCTGTTCCGACAACTTTAGAAATATCAACTAAGATATTAGTATTTTCTATCTCATACCCTACAGACACTAAGGCAACATCTAAAGTTTCCCTAGCATTGTTCACTAAAATTGTATTGACGACGTCAGGAGAGAATGATCTAGCTATGATTGCCACTGGGATGTCTGATGAAGATAAAGTCTCTAAGAGTCCGTGAATTTCTGAGATAGATTCTATAATTCCATCTATGACCAGGCACTGAGTGTTTCTTCTCTGCCATGAGCCATGATAAGATTTCTGAGGAAGTTTAAAAGTATATCCACCATTTCTTTCTAATATTGTCTTATCAGTTACCTGATCTAGAATGTGAATAGTTCCTGTCATTCCTGATAATTCAAGACATTTAAGACATGTTTCAACTAAATTTTTTTCTCCCGAGGCCCGGAGAAGTATTTCTTTCAGATCTTTTAGTGTGGAAAACCTAGAACTCTGTTGAAAAATTTTTTTTACATCTGATACAAAAAAATCAACATCTCCGTGAAAATTTTCATCGTTCAGTCCCAAGAGGGAGTTTTTTTTATACTTTTCAATTAGGGAGAATAAAAACTTAATACACAACTGTCCAGATCCAGGAGCTAATAATTCTGATCGATAATATCCATCAAGAATAAAACTAGAGAATATTTTTTCTAACCCTGAAGAGTTATCAAAAGTAAAAGATGCGGGAAGGTACATCTTGCTGGTTGTCCTGATGTTAGAACCATCATAGACTATAAAGTTTTTATCAACAATTTTCTTATTGAAAAACTTAAGAATTTCAGATTGGAAATCTAGATCTAATAAAACTTTAGAAAATTGTTCACTCTGTTCCATTTTGTGATAGAGACCATACGACAATTATCGGCGTTTAGATCTCTTTTTTCCCTTATTTTTCTTAAGATCTTGAGGGTTGTCAACCCAATACTTTACTTGAAACTTACTTCCCTTAGGACCACATCTCTTTATTTTGACAAGAAACTCAGATTCTTTGTCATCACTATCTTTTTTTGTGCTAGATTTCTTTAAAGAATCTTCAAGCAAAGATTTAAGAAGATCATTTTTTTTATCTTCAGCAGTCTCATAAGAGTCAAATATTCCCAATCGATTCCATTTCTTACATTTAAGATCAGGCATTAACGTTTTCCTCACTAGTTTATCATACTGACAGTGGGATTACTGGTAAATAGTTGGAAGATTTAACACCTTTTTTCTAATCACCTTAGACAGTCCTGGGTTTACTTTCAATGCAACTGGAATGAGTTCATGTCTAATTAAGTTTCTCATGAATGACGTGTCACTATTGCTTGGATCGATAATATAAGGAACGTTTTTTCTATCACACCAACTAAGCAAGTCCTTCTTAGTGGTCACCAGAAACGGTCTGATGTACTTTCCCCTCTTAGATGGGATCATCATTGGATTCCCGTTTAAAGAGGTAAATACCCAATTCTCAACAACGTCATCGAGGTGATGACAGGTAATCACCGGTCTTTTGGTTGACCTTTCAAAAAAATTATACCTGTTTTTTCTCCAAAACTCTTCAAGAGAAGATCCCTTAGTAACTTTCTCAGTAAGATTTCCAACCTTGAGATCGATCTTCCACCTGTCGCAATAGTCCCTTACAATCTCTTCGGCTTCAAAAGAATGGTCAGTTCCGTGATTGAAATGAAGAACCTGAATCTCTTTTGGGCCGCGTCTAAGAAAATCTAAAATCGCCATTGAATCAGGCCCTCCTGAAACAGCAATTGCTACTTGATCAGGGATCTTAACGTTACTTTTAATCACCTTTCCTCCAAAAAAATAAAATTGGTCGGCCCCCTGGGACTTGAACCCAGAACCTACCGGTTATGAGCCGGGTGCTCTAACCTATTGAGCTAGGGGCCGATGATATTATTGTATAGTAAATATTTTAGTTTTACACGTCACTAAAGTCATCTTTTATATTGTAGTATGTGACAATAGTTCTACATCCACAGAAATAACTGGGAATAATTTTTCTAAGTTTCGAAGCTTCCTCTTTACTAGGTGCTAGTACGTGTAACGATTTTCCAATTCCACCATGGTGAATAGAGTACTCGTATTCATCTCCGATCTCAATCTTCGATCGGAGAATGATTTCATCATGATCAAATTTTTGATTTTTTGGATGAGTTGTTTTTTGTGTAGTTTTCACGAGAACTCTTGATCTATAGAGACTAAAACTGACATTCTTTCTGAAAGAGTTTTCGTAAATTTTTCAATATCATCTATTCTATCTGGTCGAATGTCAATTTTTAACAATCCGTTAAGAGTCTGCCAGTAGATCCACACAACTCTTTCATTTCCATCTATTTCTTCCTTAATCTCACATCCGGGAAAAGAAGATTTAAATATTTTAGCTTCTTTAGAAAGCATCTGATGAATCTTACTATCTTAAAATAGATTTTTCAAAATTACTAAAGTTTTTTTCAAGAGATTCAATAGCTTCTTCAGCACTGGATAATTTAGAAATTTGAGACTTTATTTCTTCTAAGAAATTTGGATGATCACCAATGGCAACTGGGTTTCTAAAATAAATGGCTAATGTTGCTAGTGCATCATCTCTCTCAGATTCAAAATGAGCTTTGGCAGCCTTAAAAAGTTTACTACCAATGTCATTGGTTTGAACAGTCACAAGCTGATCCTTAGTTGTCTCTCCATAGATGGTTTGCAGCATATTTGAGAATCTCTTCAGCAGAGTCTTCATTGTATCCATAATCCTCTATGAGGGTCCGAGCCATGTCATCATACTTCTTTTTTTGTTTTCTATCCCTAGTTTTTGACTTGGTCACAATCCTTGCTATCTCCCTAACAGACGACATAAGCTTACCTTCTATGGCATCCTTGAGAGGTCCGTAAGTGTTCCACTTAACCTTCTTTCCCCTCCTTAAGAGAGCGAACATATAACTAGTAACATCGTTTCGGAAACCGTCTTTAGCTGAACCTGTAATTCCAATCTGTTCCTCGATTGATCTCATGAAATTTTCGTCTGGATCTCGATCTTCTCGAGTGGTATCGTCTTTGAGGGTTGTCTTGTTAACAAAAGCTTCAGCATGATCTAAGTAGTTATCAAAAAGTGACTCAGCTTGTTCCTCGTAGGCCATGACAAATGCTTTAGTTATTTCTTTTTCGAGAAGGTTTAAATATTCCTCGTGTATAACCTTTTGGAGTAGTTCAAGGTATCTAGTTCTTTCATCTTCAGCTACGACCTGTTCTTTTACTTGCTTGACAAGGGATTCCCTGATCGATATGGGGGTAATTGTCCCGTTTGTGGAGTCAGAAAGAGCGTTATCAATGGACTTCATGACAAACCTTGTAGAAATACCAGTCATGCCCTCTTCACGAGTCTCTTCTCTCAGATCCTTTATGTCAACCTTTTTAACTTTTCCTTTTTCAACGATCTCTGATCCATTGTAGATCTTCATCTTGGTAAGAATGTCACATTTTTGGGATTCTTTCAATCGGGACATCACAGAAAACATTGATGCGACTCGGAGAGTGTGAGGAGCAATGTGTGCCTTAAAATCAGATTGCTCTATTAGCTTTTCATAAATTTTAATTTCTTCATCTAGTTCTAGACAGTAAGGAACGGTTATTTTCACGATCCTGTCAAGAATGGCTTCGTTAGTATGATCCGACTTAAATTTATTCCACTCAGCTTCATTGCAGTGTGAAAGTATAACTCCGTCAAAGTAGATCATTGAATTTTTACCAGGGGATGGAATTGATTTTTCCTGAGTGGCGGTCAATATAACATGTAAAAATTCAATCTCATTTTTAAAAATCTCTACAAATTCTACAACACCTCTATTTCCAACATTAAACGCGCCATTTAAAGAAATAGCTCTTGGATCATCTTCAGGATATAGGTCTAACTTTGATATGTCCTCAGATCCCACAAGGATTGAAGCATCTTGTGTGTTTGCATCAATTGGAGGAACAACTCCTATCCCTCTCCGAGCCCTGATTGAAAACGTGGATGTTTGTACTGGAAAATCTTCGTACTGATTTTTAAATTCATTTTGAAGTCGGTGGCGACAAACTGGGCACAGATCACCTTCAATTTTGATTCCTAGAATTTCCTCAAATTGAGATCTTAATGACCTAGGAATCAAATGAAGAGGTTCCTCCCTGATGGGACATCCCTCGAGGTGATAAATGGGAGGAAGGCTCTCCAGGATCTTTTTTGTTCTTTCTACCAGTGCAGACTTTCCTGCTCCTACCGGACCCAAAAGGAGAAGAACTTGACGACTTTCTTCTCCTCTCATGGAGGCAGATTTTAAAAATCTCATAAACTGAGAGATGCATCTTTCCATTCCAAAAAAATGAGGTGAGTAGTACTCATAAATTGGGACACTTTCACCCTCAAATAATTTTTTGCATCTTATATCTGACGGATCCATTGGATCGATACCTTTTTCTACAATGGCATCGTAAAGTCTTTTATGGGCAAGATTACAAATAGAAACATCATCTTTTATAATCTCTAGATAGTCAAGAAGAGTTCCGGAAAATTTGTCAACTTTCCTCTCTTTTCTATGTTTTTTGATCAGACCTAAAAGTTCAGACGAGGCCATGTAAAACTCCTGATTATCAATAGTAAATATTATCGAGCAACTGTTAAAGGACTATATTTCCCAATCTTCGTCCTCTATTATTGTAAAAAACCTAACTTCGTCGCCCCACAAGTCTGAAATCTTGTGACAAACCTTATCAGCATATTCTAAATTAAGCTCTCGACCGTCAAACTCATGTCTAACAGTCATCAAACAATCATGCCTATCAACACTCTCGACGTAAACTTTTGGAACAGCATTAAGGCCCACTGAATTTATAAAATCTCTTTTAATGACCTGCCATCCATCATCGTCAGAAATTTCATCAATAGAATAGTATTCTTTTTTCTTAGAAAAAGAAAATAGATTTAAATCTTTACACAGTTTTTCATCAAGGTGTTCCATTAAAAATGACGTGTCATTGTGAACTTCCCTTGCAAAAAAACAGGATTCCAATCCTTCTTCTTCTTCAATCTTAGCGAAAATTTTAAAACCAACATGGTAAGGATTGATTCCACCCAAGTGTGGTCTAATAACCTGGTTGTGAGTCTTTATAAAAGAAAAATGAAACTCCTGAGGGAGGTCGAGGTCGTGGAGTATCTTATAGTGCCAGAACGATGCCCATCCTTCGTTCATAATTTTTGTCTGTGCTTGAGGTATAAAATACTCTGTCTCGTTATCAACTATGCTAATAATATCCTTCTGCCACTCACTAAGATTTCTGCTATTGTCTCTAATAAACTGTAGGATGTTATAATCAGGTTCAGAGGGAAACTTGTCCAGGACAATATATTCGTACCCTTTTTCTTTAAGATTGATTTTTCTAATTTTTTTATTTACTATTTCTTCATGTGTCAATCTCTTAACCCCGGATACTCGATCTCGCTGGTACTTTAAGCTGTGACAGGCATCTAAGATATTTTCAACTTCTTCAATTCCTATAGTTGTATCTTCTACATACTTTCTAATTCTCTCAGCTGCTGATCTAAATCTTGAAATTATATTTTCAGGATCTGTATGACGGAAGGTTTTGTTATTTTTAAAAAAATCAGAGTGTCCTACACAGTGTGCCATTGTCAGTATGTGCATGGGAAGAGAGTTTTCTCTCATGAGATAAGCGATACTGGGGTTTGAATTAATGATCATCTCGTACGGAAGTCCTTCCAATCCCATGTCGTAATAAAACCTGGTTCTTTCAAATTGCTTTCCAAAACTCCAGTGGTGATAATGAGTTGGCATGCCGGTATACGACATATTTCCTATCATGTCATAATAATCACAGATCTCATAGTCAATTTCGAACCAGTCTAATCCATAAGATGAAGCTATTTTACATATTTTATTATCCCACTTATTAAGTTCTGATACAGACCAGTCATACATCTTCTCTACCTCCAAAAACTTTCTTGAAAACTGGCCATATTTCAGAAGGAGAAGTAATTTTTACAATTTTAAATTTCTTTCCATAAAAAGGCAAGTACGTACTGTATGTATCGGAAAAATCTTTTCCATAAGTTTCTCCTTCTGGGGTTATCTCACAAAACGTGTAAACTTGACACATGTCAATTAATTTTTTAGTTTCTGTTAATGTTCTTGGGATGTCATCTGACCAATTGTCACCGTCAGAACAGTGAAAACCATAGATGTTCCACATGGTGGGATGGTATCTTTTTTCAACTATGTCTCCCATCAAAGATAGAGCCGGAGATATCAGTGTTCCTCCACTAGAACCCCGAGAAAAAAACTCATCTTCAGTAACTTCTTTTGCGCTGGTATCGTGAGAAATAAAAATAATTTCTATGTTTTCATACTTGTACCTTAGGAACTGATAGACTAAGAAATAAAAACTTCTGGCTATGTATTTTTTTTGAGTAGACATGCTACCCGAAACATCCATAATAAAAAAGACGACAGCACAACTATTTTCCTTTGGCTTGTTAGAAAAATGTCGATATCTCAAATCAGACTCATGAAAAGGAAATCTTTCATCAGAATCTTCGTCATATGTTCCTAATTTCTTGGCAATCGCTTTTCTTTTAAGTTTATTTTTAATGGTTTCTTTCTTGGATAATCTGATTCTAATGCCCTGGTTTCTGTGTCCTTTTCTTTTAGGTTTTTCTTGTGTCACGAACTTGAATTTTTTCTTCTCAAGTTCTGGTAAGTTTAAATCTTCAAACAAGTATCTAGAAAGTTCTTCTAAAGTAACCTCTACGTCATAGTATTCTTCGCCAGGTTTATCTCCGGGTTTATTGCCATGAGCAGGAGAAGTTTTTCTTTTATCACCAATTTTTTGCCCTCTTTTAATATTTTTTCCAGGGGCAGAACCCACCTTTTTATTTGTTTTGTTATCTCCGTAGACAAAGCGGTATTCTTTGATTCCTTTAACTGGAATTCTTATCTTCTTCTTTCCATCTTTTCCAATGATAGATTCTTCTGCAATAATGTTATGAATGCCATCCTTAATGGCTTTTTCAATCTTTGTCTTGTGTCGTCTCCGATCTGATGCGGATCGATCTGAAGAAGATTTATGCTGTCTGAAAATTGACACGCTAAGCTATTCCTACTATGAAGAAGATAACAAAGTAAACAATGTTTTGACAATTAAAGTTGTTACTGTTGCACTTATCACCCAGAGAATCTTACTTACGTTAGCCTTCCATTGAACCAATCTGTCTAGTTCCTGTGAAGATATTTTTAAATCGTTGGACAGATCACTTATTAATTTATCCTTATCGTCGACCCATATGGAAATTTCTTTGTGACGATCTGACATGATCGATACCGATTGATCGAATTCTTCTTGTCTAGTAATTTTTTCTTCTAGCCTTTGGACCCGGGAAAAAACTCCCGTATCAGGTTCGTAGACCGATTTTTTAATTGACGCCAAAGACTCCTTGATTTGATCTTGAGACTCTTTTATAATCTGAACATCCTTTACAAGTGATTCAAACTCTCCGTTGAGAGCCGGAGCCGATTGAAGAATCGATTCAATTATCGATAACTTAGAAAGAATTTCGAAATTAGGTTGCTCATCCATGACGATCTCCGTGTCAAAAATATGTATTCAACGGAGGTCAATGATTGATAAAATTTTCGACTAACGAACTACTTGATTGTATTTTGTGACCCCCTACATTAAAAACAACCTCACATTTTATTTTTTGACACATGTCAAATTCCGGAACATTTGACGAAGAGTCTCTATCTCCTCCTTTTGCAAAGATATCAGGTTTGAGAATTTCCAAGGCTCCAGTCACAGTCTGACTTCCGTCATCCCACGGGACAACATAGTCAACGCCTCTAATTCCGGAGATTATTTCCATCCTTTCCACGAGGTTCATAAAAGGTTTTCCTTTTTTTCTTGTTAGGAATCCATCACCATTAACTACAACTATGACAATATCGGCCAGGTTGGAACAGTCTAGGATACATCTAAGATGCCCTACGTGAAGCGGATCAAAGCCACCACTAGTTACAACTAGTTTCTTATTAGGGCCTTCTACTTCTTTTAAGTAATCTTTAAGTTCTAGTATTCTTTTAAATATTTTCAAGGTACTAGCTCAAGTTCTTTTATGTTAAGAATAAAAATAACGAGTCTTTAAAAAATGTTAAAGATAAATGTGATCAAAATATCCGTTTCCTGTGCTAAAAGTGACCTTTCTAACACCTTTCCTTCTCAGCATAGAGACACATCTCTTACAGGGATAGCTCATTTTTAGGTCGTGATCTCTGTTGATTCGAATGACAAACATGGTGCTTCCTCTTATTTGATCGTGCCTCAGTCCCTTAAGAGCGGAAACTTCTGCATGGACACAGGGTTTCTTTCTTCCAGGAACCTGGAAATTTACGTTTCCGACACTAGAACTAAAACTATTAAATCCGGATCCCAATATTTTATTTTTAGAAATCAGGACAGCACCATGTCGGTATGACATTGGACTTTTAACAGCCTCTCTAATTGCAATTTGCAATAACGTAGACGAATCTGTCACAATCTCAGTATTTCCACCACCCCTTTGAAGGACCAGATAAAGTCACAAATTCAGAAGAGTCTAAAAACTGTTCAAACTCTACGGGCCATCCAGATATTGATCCGGATGAAATAGATTTAAGAATTTCTGATTTTAAAATGATGGACTGTTCTTTAGAAAGATCCCACGGTATCTCTAAGATAGAGCTCCTAGTTGCACTGATAAACACTTGTCTTTTCATAAAATGATTCTATAGTTTTTTTATGAAACATACACAATAAACTATCTTTTCCACAGTGGCATAGTTATTTTTGTGAGTCAAACTCTGAAAAAAATGAACAGATTATCGAGAATTTTTATAATTGTTACATTATTTCTGTTCTTGTCTGTCATAACTTTAAAAATATATAGCAGCAACCTACTACCCACAGAATCATTTGTTTTATACGAGTCTAAAATTGTAGAAAAAAACTCTGATCAAGTAGAAATTTCTGGTGTCGTTCAATCTTCATCGGGTGTTATTGTCTTTAAAGATAATGGAAAGTCATACATTCTTACGGCTGGTCATTCTTGTGACATGGATCAAAAATCTAGTACATTAGCAACTGTTGAAACAAAAAACCAGGTGATAAATTACAATTTTGAGACTTTTGACGCAGAAATTTTAACTTTTCAACTAGATGTAGATCTTTGTTTGCTTGAATCTAACAACGATGTTGGAAAACCTATTAGACTGTCTCGTATCCCACCTAAAAGAGGTGATAGAGTTTACAATATAGCTGCTCCTTATGCCCTTTTTGAGCCAAATTTTATCTTGATATTTGAAGGTATTTACAGTGGAAGAAGTTTAAACATGGACATGGACATTTATACGATCCCCATAGGCTCAGGGAGTAGCGGATCGCCTGTTTTAAACTCTAGAGGAGAACTAATAGGGATAGTCTCTGCATCTTTTCCCCTAATGGAGAATTTTGCTATTGTTGTTCCTCTAAGGGAAATAAGGAACTTTATAGAAGAGAGTAAAACTAGACTTCTATCTCCTGGGGATGAGGACGACTCGTCATCTCCTGATTAAGGACATCCAGCATTTGTTGAAGTAGCTCATCACAGGAGCGGTGGGTGGAGTCACTAAGAAATTGCAGGGAACGCAGAACGTTAATCATCGAACGATTCGTCAGGCCGTTCATCGAGATTAGCTCTCCGATCATCCTCCGGATCTGATAGTCGATGTCGACATTGCCGAAGGGATTGTTGGGGTCGACCTTACCGGAGACCTCGTTGACAATCTGGCAGTCTGGTTGGGACTCACCGACCAGAAATCCTCGTGTTAGCTGCCTAAAGTCGATCCTAGAAGGGTCTAGGCCCTCGTACACCTTGTCAACACCATAGTCGTAGGAGAACTCCTTGACCAGCCGGCCCGCAACGGCATTGGCCTCATCCTCAATGTCACCTCCGATATCCTGGACATGTCCACCTAAAAGTCCCAGTCCATCCTGTTGAGCATGAACCATCTCGTGTGCCATGGACCTCATTACATCTGCCCTCGCCCGGTCTCCTACCAGGACACGACACTTTGACTCACCGACGTGGTACGCACCCGCGGTGGTCAGACCATCCCGGTTGGCGACAAGGTGGACGGAGACAGTCTCTGGAAGTTCCAACCTCTCGCAGCAGAATCTGAAGAACTCCTCTATGATCCCGAGGTCATTCTCGTCCAGGTCAACATTCTGTTCGACATGGATCATCATAGTATCTCCGCGAGTGTCATAGGATACAGTAGCGACTCCCGGACTTCCTCACCTCCGGATCCGTCCAGACCATCCCGGTTCCCGTTCTTCAGATCACCGGGTCTGGTGTCCTTCCTCATGTCTATTCCAAAATTATCTAAGACATCTTCCAGTTCCTCGACCGCCGCGGCCTCGTTGTCCATTCCTAGTCGGCTCCAGTTTATCCGGTCCCACATTTCCCACGGGATCCGTTCCCCCGGAAATGCCCCGCCTCCTAGTGCACCCACAGCAGGATCACCATCCTGATGCGCAGTCGCCGCGGTGGACCACATTCTCTTGAGGGCCTGGATCCCAACCTTGTACCCTGGGTACTTTCGAACCTGGTACCTGACAATCTGCTGCACAGTGTCATCCACGAAGGTTCCAAATCCCATCTTCTTAAACATGACATTGACAATATCAGGTGAAAATTTAAGAGACCAATCCGTAAACTTACTGGTCTTTACCGAGCCCCATCTCATCATGATCCACACGAATCCAAACACCGCCATGGTCGCCAGCTCCAACGACTTTGCCATGGCTAAGGGGCTCTTGAAGGCCATGGCCGGTTTAGCCTTCTCAGACCACGACGCAATTTTCTCTCCAATTTTTTCAGTCATCTCAGCTAGTCCCCTCTCTCCTTTGAGGACAATGTCACTAGGATCCTTGATAGACGAGAACATCTCTGCGAGGATCGCCCTGATGGATCCCAAAATCTCGAGCATCTCGTTTTTAACTTCCTTAAACACCTTGCTAGAGTTGATACTTGGAGCTATCAGTTGCTCTATCGTCGACACCTTCAACTTTCCTGTCCCTTGTCCTAGTCCCCTCCATGTAGACCGGTTCAAAAGAACAACACCGGAAGCGGAGTACGGTTCGGTCACCCGGAGGGCATGCTGCGCGACCTGCTGCTCTAGAGATCTTAGCGGGATTACTACCGCGGACATGTAATCTATCACGTCATCTGTTAATTTTATCGCGTTCGTGGCGCCGGATTGAGGAACTCCAACATCATCGAGGACGGATCCAATTCTGGGAATTCCCATCGCGTCTGCGGCCTCCCCCCAGGTCCGGATCAGATCGTCGGTGTTGGACACAAGTCCCTTGATCTGAGTTGGAAGGGGTGTGGCGTCGTCGATGGCCTTGATCCCATTCTTCATGGAGTCTGCGACGGCGGTGTACATGCGCATGACCACGGTCTTGCTGCTACTGGCTCCGATGATCTTAGCACCTTTACCAGCGAATATATTTTGTATGTCACTTGCTATTCTCTGGGATTCCCGTAGCATCTTGTCGCTTGCGTCAGCGAGCTTTGCCCCGTCCGGAAGTCCTCCCCGGCGCGCGCGCCTGATCATAGTTGCTAGCGCATCGCCGGCCGGGCCGGCGTCGTGAACCTGCTCAGATATCAACCTCGCCATGGCCGTCAGGAACACCGCGAAGGCCTCCGCACCCGGAACATCCCTGGCGGCGTCGTCGGCAACCCTCCCGGATAGCTCAACTAGAGGACTCAGTCCACCTCGTATGGAGATCATCTCTCCCCACATTCTGGTGATGTAATCCAGGACCTCGGCACTGGCCTCCTTCGGAAAGTCATCCGGATTTCGGGAGACCGATCGGACTATGGCGTAGATCGTCTCACCTGTGAGTGACCTACTAAACATGTTTAACCACGCCCTCGCACCAACCGTCTTGGTGAGCTTGAAAGGTGCTATAAAGGCTAGCTTGATCCCCTCCCCCACGACGGGGGTGAGGCACGCCAGGGTGAGGACCGCCATGACGAGCTCCTCCCTGACCATATGGGCGATGAAGTCGCACGCATCGAAGGCGTTCCCGATTCCGGGGAGGATGCTTAGGAGAGCGGTTACAATGTTCCCACACAGGCCGGCTATCTTGTAACCACCTTTCTCGTAGGTTGTCGGATCATCCAGATCACCGTCTTGTTCGAAGAGCAACCTTTTATCCGAGGGCCAGGATGACGTCTCCATCACTCTCTGGAATAAGAGTCTCTGGCGTATGGCGTACCTGAACTGGTCTGACTTTACTATCATTTTAATTCTCTAGGGTTAAATATTCCAATTGACCGATTATATCCTAGACCATTTCCTCTCGTTCCCGTTTCCTTCTCTCTATTTCTCCTGGTATTTGAGAGGGTAACACACCCGGCCGGCCGGGTTGTCTTTTAAGACGTGGCTCGTGTTTAGAAAATCCGCAACCACGTTCCTTCGATCCCCAGAAGGCTTCCTGCCAGTCCACTTGGACAAGACCCATGAGGGTCCAGATGACCCTTCTCGTGAACGGCATCTGTTGATCACCAAAGTCCCCCTCAAGTTCCTCAGATAATGAAATCCCCCACGATGAAACAGTCCCCTCCTTTATGTTCAGGTTGACATCCTGTCCATCGTCCCACATCTCCCCCTTTTGGAATGCCATGTTGGTCATCTGGTCTATCATGACTCTCACAGTCGAGGAATTTTCAACTTTTTTCTTAAATTTAGACTCCCACCTGACGGCATCGGACTTGTTCCACACGTCTCCGATGACCTCCGCGAAGGCGGTTCCAAACTTAAACCCGACATAGGCTGATAGGGTTATCCAAAAAGCGAACCTAAGAGGGGTTCTCACCCCGGCGTTGGCAAACCTACGGGCCCACCCGCGGTTGGTCTGAAGAGCTCCTTTCACAAATTTATCGTAAAGGGTTTTTTTCTTAGGGATGAGGTTTGTCCTCATCGACGCCCCCGGAGGTTTTGGCGGTTTTCCTAACATCCTCAGACTAGCATCAGCAACATTCCTCATCCCTTTAGACGCGATGGGTTTTGTGATTGTCGCTCCAGCCTTCGCACCCTGGATCCCAAAAACACCCATGGCGATGAGGTCGACTGCCCCGGTGTAGGCGTCGGTCTCGTCCATGACAGCATCGGGCCACGGTCGGGCCAGTTCCGCTGCGGCCTCGTGGGCAACGTTATTGATGGATATAGACACCGCCTCAGTTAAAAACTCCTTGAACTTTTCCCTTTTTATCTCCGGGGAACAGTAGGGAAGTGGGTGTTTTCCATCGCCCGGGGCGAAGGCCGAGGCCGGCAAGTAGCCCATGGGCTCCTCCGGTGGACAGAAACCCTCCTCCGGTGGGTAAAGCATCTCATAACTAGCTCTCCCCGTCCGGATCATCTCCATGTTCGCAGCCAGTCCCTCCGCCGGTAAAGGTCTGCACGGTCCAAATTTTCCAGGACCTTCTTCCGCGGCCTCTACACGTTTGGCCCACTCGATGTAAGCTGCACGATCCTCCTCGTTATAACCCTGCCAGTCCTGGTGGTGACCGTGATCCGGGTCGTCGGGGACATCGTGTTCCCATATCAGGTCCCGGATGGCCTCACGGACCACCTCTAGGGCCTGCACGTTTGACTCTGAGGGGTTTTTATCGTTCGACCGGTGCGACATATGGTCTACCAATCGTCAGGGTAGTCTGCTTTGGCCTCCGCGGCGTCCTCTTCGGCGGCCTCTCGTGCATCCTGGTATGCTTGCTCGACCCACTCCGAATCCTCAAGTAGGCGGTCAACTGCTTTTAAGATGTGGTCAGAAATCAATTCAGCGAGAGACTTCCATGAGGGAGGAAGATTAGAGATGTCTAGTTTTTTTCCAAAGCCTCCGATCAGGTGAGTAGCTAACCTTAAGATTAAACCCTCTTTGGTGATTTCCACCGTCCGGAGAGGTGTGCCGTACAAACTCTTCTTGCCGACATCTTTCCACTTCCAATCATTCGATAGGACAATGTCAACAGCCTCATCGTCCAACAGTTCCATGTTCCCACCTCCGGTTGCCGCCTGCAGGCTTGGAACAAGTTCCTGGATGTCCTCAGGAAGGGAGCTTACATCCTCACTAGCCGCACTGAAGAGAATAACGTTGATATCGGTCTCCGCCTCAATGAGAGGAAGAGTTACTCGATCATCGAATTCGGTGACATTGTCCAGGATGGCCACCAAGGCCTCCTCACGAAAGTCATCAGGGTCGTAAGGATCCTCCGGGGGTTCCATGGCGTCGTAACGGCCCTGCGCGGCCTGAAACTGCCTCTCCCTCCGGGCGTAGGCAGCGTCGTCGCCGTAGGCCTCGAGGAGGACGTCCCGAACGAGGGACCTAAGATTTTTCTCGTTGATCTTCACAGCGGGGTCAACCTTCCTTCGTGGACGAGTTCTCAGAAATTAGGGATACAATGTGGTTGGAGATGACCTCCTTGACCAGGGCCAGGATCTCCAGTTCCTTGGTGGTGGCCTCAGATCCGGCATCCTTAGGGTGGTCGACGTCGAGGTGGAGGTTATCCCCACCCTCCCACGTGGATAGGGGGACGATCTCCGACGGGTGTTGGGCCTCCAACTGGTCCTCCGCACGGGGTGATCCCTCCGGAGGGTCCTGGACCCACTTTCCCTTGGACTTCTTAATCTCCTCCCGGACGATCTGCTGGAGGTCTGATAATTTGATCTTCATGTTCGGGTACCTTTCCTCTATTCCTCTACCGACCACCGGAGTGGTGAATGAAGCGAGTTAATCGGGCTTCGGTATCCGGATCAAGTCCCCGCGGGTCCAGATCGATCTCTCTACCGTCGTCCATGGTCTCTTTACAGAGGCACCTAGCCCGGAGAACTTCCACAACCCATCCCATCAACGGGTCCTCGAGGATCTGGTCGAACTGGATGGTTTCACGGGCCCCATCCATGGGTCCGGATTGTTCCTCGATCTCCTCGGCGTGGTCCATCGGAGGATTCTCATCCAGGAAGGAGCTCCTCCGGGTCATAGTCGGCAGGTCGACGAACCCGATACCTCCTGCCGAGGTGAAGATCTCGTTGATCTTCTGGGACTCCTGGGTGATGATTCTTCGGAGATCAGTGGCGTTGAGCGACACGGGTTTGGCCTTCTCAACACCCTCCCGGAGGGCCTGGAGACCCTCGGCACCTAGGATGTTGCCATAAGCCAGGCCGGCCAGGCGCTGGGCCCGCATTCTAGGATTCCTTATTTGATTAAGTTTTTGCACGGCCATTAGGAGCCGTCCCATCTTATCGGGGGAGACCCCGCGGCCAACCAGGTCAGCATCCTGGATGGACATCAGGAGGTTGTACAATCCCTCAGCAGCCCGCGCGGCATTACCACGGGAATACGCGGCGGCGGCTAGCTGGTCAATTTGTCCCTTGTGGTCTTGCATCCAGTCACGGATGGCGTAACGACCAGGAGATTCTCGGCCGGCCATTTCCTCGAGTTCCTCTTCCTTTTCCTCCTCCTCGGGCTCTTCCTTCGCATCAGGATCGTGGATCTCGTCTTCATCATGACGACTGGACCGCTCCTCCTTTATAATGGGGGTCAGTTCCTCTCGGATGATGCCGTATATCTCGCTCTTGGTAAGTTTCATGTGACTGTTCCTTGATTGTACGTATGTAACTGTCGACCAACCTGACCGGTTCGGATGGATCCTTCGAAGGCCTCCGCTTTCTCAGGGGAGTCAACTCTCTTGGCTGTGTCGTCGATGGCCGACTCAATGTCGGATCTGGTCGCGGCTGGGATCGAGGAGATGGCCTGTTCAATTTGGGCTAATCGGGAGGTGACGGATTGGAAGGCCGCTGCTAGGTCGGTGGACAGGGCTGATCCCAGCTTGCCAACATCTCCGCCGGCGGCTCGAACAGATCCAAAATCCTGCTCAGCGAGAAGTTCCCTGACCTCACGGTCAATGATTTTCTGTAGCTGGTCCATCAGGAGGGGTCCTCTGAGGTAGTTTCAGATAATGGTGGGCTAGCCCCCGCGGAACGGTCCTCCGACCGGTCGATCTCCAGTGACTCGATGTCGCGCCGAATCATGGAATCCAAAACATTCATGAAGGCGTTCTCTATAGAGAGGACATGGTCACCACGATCATCAGGATGTACACCCACCTTATTTCGGAGGAGGACGAAACCGCGGGCTAGCACGTGAATGGCGCTCCGGAACATGGTCCGATTCTGAAGCATCTCCACCGCCAACTCGTCAGCTATGTCAACCAGGTACTCCTTGTGTGACGCTGCCACACCGGCATCCCGGGTGGCCACCATGGTCTCCGGTTCTGGAGGGTCAGAGGCCGCGGTCGACACTCGTGCCTCCCGCAGGGCCTTAACCTCAGACCGGATAATCCTTCTCAGTTCCTTCTCGTTCATCGTTCTTTTCCGCTCCCCATCTTCATGGAATCTTCCTCGGCCATCTCGACAATCCGACGGGCGATGTCCAGGATCTCCTCCTGCCGGCTGGCGAACAACCTGTACCCGATGTCACTCAGAGCACTCATGATGGCGTTCCCCACCCAAAACTCCTCCCGGGACTTCGGTCCCAACCTGGTGACAGACTCCTTGACAACCTTTCGGATGACCTCTTCTGTTACGTCTTCCAAGTTGGACCTCCGGCGGCGCGGATAGCACCACGTGTCTAAGTATCCTTCTGTGGGTGAAAGGTTGGGGAAAAGTTCCCCCAGGAAGGCTTAACGCCAGTGAAGTTCCTTCTTAAACTCGGACAGCGCGCTGCCGATCTCCTGGGAGAGCCGGGGATCCCCTCTCTCCGAGAACATGTCCTGGAGTCCCTGGGCCTCCTCGATCGCCTGGGATATCTCCTCACGGAGCTTCTCCAGGGTGAGGATGTGCTTCCGGGGTTTCGGGTCCTTGGAGTGGGGATGGGCATCCCAGAAGTCCTTGCTGATCCGGAGCTGCAGGTCCTGGATCCGGTCGAGCACATCTGCCACCGGGTTCCGGACCTCGTGACCTCTGTCGTCGTACACAGGAAGGCCGACGCCCAGCCGGTGCCCGTCCTGGCGACTGTAGACCTTCATCCGGGAACCGAACCGGCCGGCTATCACCTTGTGGACATCGTATCCGAGATCGCGGACCAGGTTTCCAACCAGGGCCATGTCGACGTGGTCCAGGCTAGGTGGTTCCGACCGTTCCGTCGGCCTCCGGGCGAAGAGGGGGGTTCCCTCCGGCCACTCGGTTGTCTCCGGAGGATCCCATCGGCTTGGGTCCCGGGACATGATGTCAGCCTCGAAACTGGACCAGAACCTCGGGTCGGACTCCCGGAGCGACCGGAGTTCCTCGGATATCAACCGACGTAGGTGTGATCCCTCGTCGAGTTCCGATCCGGAGTACTCGTCGACGGCGACGGAGATGGCGTCGTCGGTGTAACCCGCAGCACGGAGGTGATCGTATATACCGGAGGTCGTCACCCGACCGAACTCGTCGGTGGACCTCAGGAGATCGATCGTATCCTGGAAGTTCCTCGGTGACACGTGGTGGGGCCACGATCCGGGTGGCTGGGGTCCGCGGACCGTTCCGGGCTCGGGGTGATGTCGTCCTCCCCGTCGACCGGATGATTTAGGATCCCACCTCCACGAGACCTCCCACAGCTTCCGAAGCTCCTCGGAGATCAATCGTCGTAGGTGTGACTCTGATATCTTCACGGGTTAATCCTAACTGGCGAGGCCAGCGCCGATGATCACGCCGGCGCAGTGGACGATCCCTAGGGTGACCCACCAGGCGGTCCTCGCCGGGCTATGTAGTAACTCGTTCCATATGTGTCCAACAACCTGTCTCATATCCTTATGTCTCCTTATAGATGGGGTAACGTGGTTAAGTATCCCGAAGAAACCCGATTTTTCCCCGGGGAATTTTCCGGTGGGCTGGGTTTGGGCTCGAGGAGTTCGCTTCGGAAACATTAACAACTTGGTAACAACCCAATCCGGGAAATCCTGTTATAATATCTGGGAAGGAGGTGCACCCATGGTGATACCCACAAACGCGCGCGGACAGAGGGGACAGAGGGGACAGGGCATGACGGAGTACGTCATCATCCTGGTGGCCATAGCCATCGTCTGCATAGCGATATCTGTGCAGTTCGGAGGAAAGATCAAGGCTCTGTTCGAGACAGCGGACTCGGAGATCGACACCGTCGACAGCGGACTCTAGTTAGGCAAGTCTCATTACAAAAAGAACTGGCTTGTACTTGCCTGCCGTTGGATTGCCAGAGGATGAAGTCGTCCTAAAGTAGAGATCTCTATCAGTCTGTGTAAAGACCGCCGCATTAGCAACCAGCGAGAGCCCCACGTTTACGGCCGCCTGGCCGGCCTCTGCTGTCGGTCCACCGCTAAACGAAGTAAGGAAAGCATTTGCAGCCATTCCAGCTGTGGCGTTGCTATA